CATTGCAAGCGGCTGTATCTGATGCAGAACTAACGGATAGTGCAACTAATCCAATTAAGCCTACATACAATCCTCCAGATGCTAGGCTAACAAGCCTTAAAAATTCGCTTCAATGGAAAGCTGCCACACCAGCAATGCGTCAGCAAATGCTAAATAACATGGGCATGGATCCATCGTTGGCTGCTGAACCCTCGTCCAGAAACCCAAGAACTGGCAGAGAGTACTCCAAAGGCGGTAAAACCCAAGCTTACGCCAAAGGCGGTGTTGTTTCAGCCAGTAAGCGTGGTGATGGTATAGCTAGAAAAGGTTTCACCAAAGGGGTGATGAGATGATGGCAAGCCGTGGCATGGGAGCTATTAACCCTTCCAAGATGCCATCAGGCAAAAAGATTATCCGAAAAGATAATCCTAATGCTGTTGAAGAGTACAAAGAGGGCGGGGAAGTCTGGGACAAACCCCGTCCTAAAGATTTAGGCAAACCAAAAAAGCTAAGTTCTTCCAAGAAGTCTAAGGCAAAAGCAATGGCCAAAGCTGCTGGAAGGCCTTACCCTAATTTGGTTGACAATATGAGAGCGGCAAAATGACCACAACTTCCGGCACAACAGGGTTTTCCCCTGACTTCACAGAAATTGCAGAAGAAGCGTGGGAACGTGCTGGGAGAGAGCTACGCTCAGGATATGACCTACGCACAGCTCGTAGGTCAATGAACTTTCTAACCATTGAATGGCAAAACCGTGGTTTGGATATGTGGACTTTTGATGAAGGTACAGTAACCCTACAGCAAGGTTTAAACACATATCCTTTGCCAGAAGACACCATTGATTTGCTGGATCATGTAATCCGAACCAATGCCAACCAGCAGAATAATCAAGCTGACTTGAACATTACAAGGATCAGCATCAGCACCTATGCCACGATACCCAATAAATTAGTCCAAGCAAGACCAATTCAAGTTTGGGTTCAACGTGCGGCGGGGGAAACATCTCCCATGTATGACTCATCCAACGCAGCCATTACTGTGGCCAGCGCCGTGAGTACTACAGATACCACAATTACATTAACCTCAACAGTTGGTTTCCCTGCGTTTGGATATGTCTTGTTGGGGTCAGAAACGATTTTTTATAGCTACNTTACTGGTAATGTATTGGAAAACTGTTTCAGGGCGCAAAACAATACAACAGCATCGTCCTACACCGTAGGAACCAAGGTTTATCTACAGCGTCTACCTGCNTTTACCGTTTGGCCAACTCCTGATGGATCTACAACCTATACATTTGTGTATTGGAGAATGCGTAGGATACAGGATGCNGGTAACGGNGTAGAGATTCCCGATATGAATTTTAGATTCCTGCCTGCCTTGGTGTCAGGATTGGCCTTTTATATTGCCAGCAAGACACCTGAATTGCAAAGCAGGGTAGAAATGTTAAAGGCTCAATATGAAGAACAATTCAATTTTGCGGCTGGTGAAGATCGTGAGAAAGCTGCGATACGCTTTGTACCTCGTCAGATGTTCATTGGCGGAGGCAGTACGTAATGGGAAACAGGTTCGCATCCGGTAAATACTCGATTGCCGAGTGTGATCGGTGTGGCCAGCGGTACAAGCTAAAACAGTTGAAGTTCGAGGTCATAAAGACTAAACTATATCAACTGAAAGTTTGTGAAGAATGCTGGGATCCAGATCACCCGCAGCTCCAATTGGGGATGTATCCGGTGGATGATCCACAGGCTGTAAGACAGCCAAGGCCAGATATCACATACACAACGGCAGGTTTAAACGGATTAGATTTAAACCTAACAGGTTTTGGTGGTTATCCAACGGGTGGATCAAGGGATATCCAATGGGGATGGAACCCTGTTGGAGGTGCTTCAGCAAATGATGTTGGATTAACTCCTAATTATTTGGTGGCAACAACGGCGGTTGGAACGGTTACGATTACATCATCTTAGGGGGTTTTATGGACAGAAAAGAAGTTAAACAAATTGCTGACACTGAGGCCAAGAAAGAAGTCAAAGGCCATGAAAAGCGTATGCATCCTAGCGGCAAGAAATTTTCCGCAGGCGGTAAGGCTGGTGTTACCAGTGAATCCATGAAGGCAATGGGTAGGAATTTGGCCAAAGTTGGCTATCAACACAAATCTGGAAGAGGTGGTTAATATGGCCAAGTATTCACACATGAGTGGCGGCAAAGAGAACGGCAGTGCTGAAGTCTATGCCGAGCCACATGTAGGCAATAAAAAGATGGACATCGAAGATGATGTTGGTTTGCCCGTAAATATGCCAACTCGTAAGAATTGGACACCTTTAAACGGTGGCGTTTCAATTGGCAACAATGACGAAGTCAAAACTAGCGGCATCAAGATTCGTGGAACAGGTGCAGCAACTAAAGGCGTAATGGCCAGAGGGCCGATGGCATAATGTATTACAGTGAGTTAGTTACCGCAGTTAATGATTACGTAGAGAATAACTTCCCTACGGTGGATCTGAATCGCATGATTCAGCAGGCTGAACAACGTATATACAATACTGTTCAGATTCAGGAGCTGCGGAAGAACGTCACTGGCACATTAACTTCAGGCAATCAATACCTAGCTGCCCCGTTTGACTTCTTGTCTACCTATTCTTTGGCCATTTATCCACAGACTGGTACGACAGGAAGCTTCCTCTATCTAATTAACAAAGATGTTAATTACATGCGGGAAGCTTATCCAGATCCAAGTGTCACAGGACAGCCAAAATACTATGCTATCTTTGGCCCTAACTCTGCAAACATCAATGAATTAACCTTCATTATTGGGCCAACGCCCAATGCAAACTACAACGCAGAATTGCATTATTTCTACTATCCTGATTCAATTATTCAGGCAGCATTGAGTACAACGACAATCACGGCGGCAGGATCGGGGTATACAAATGGGACTTATTACAATGTTGTTCTTACTGGCGGGACTGGCAATAGCGCTACTGCTACTATTGTTGTTAGCGGTGGGGTGGTCACTTCTGTAAGTTTGGTAGGCAAGGGATGTTATTACGCCGTGGGCGATCAGTTGTCAGCCACAATCGGAAGTTCTGGTGCAGGTTTTATATTAACGGTGACAACCATTACCAATGCAGGCGGAGAGACATGGCTAGGTGATAACTTTGACACGGCGTTAATGAATGCAGTGCTTTATGAGGCTATTACCTATGTCAAGGGTGATGCAGATATGGTTGCCTTGTACAAAGAAAGATACACACAAGCGGTTACTCTGCTTAAGAACTTGGGTGATGGCAAACAACGTGGTGATGCTTATCGTGATGGTCAGGTGAGGATTAAAGTCGAATGATAGTCCAAACCCAAACCACCAGCTTTAAAGCAGAGCTTTATCAAGGCGTTCACAACCTATTAACGGACACGCTAAAAATAGCTCTTTACAATAGTTTTGCAAGTTTAAACGCTGATACTACTGTTTACACGACTACATATGAGATCACCGGGACAGGATATACAGCAGGTGGGAATTTAGTGACCGGGGCAACAGTTAATACGTCAGGCTATGTAGCCTATGTTAACTTTAACAATGTAGTCTGGACTAACTCTAATCTGATGGCCAGATGTGCTTTGTTGTACAACGTGAGCAAAGGCAATAAATCCATCTGCGTGATTGATTTTGGATCTGATAAATCGCAGGTAAACTTTACCATCACAATGCCAGCAAACACAGCAACATCAGCTTTAATCAGGAGTTCAAATTGATTATCACAACCACCAAAGGCGACATGGATACTTCATTGTTGGAGCATAGGCCCGGGTTTATCGACAATGACGTTGAGTACACAACATGGGATGAGTACTATCTTGATGGTGAACTAGTCCATCGTTCTGCTCATGTGACTTTAAAACAAATGCCGTCCCTTGTTTCGGGTACGGTAGAAACATTCTAAGGAGCTTAAAATGGCGAATACCCAGAGTATGTGTACCTCTTTCATGGGTGAGCTGATGACAGCCACTCACAACTTTACCACTGGTACAGGTAATACATTCAAAGCAGCGTTGTATTTTGCATCTGCTACTGTCAATGCGGCCACAACTGTGTACTCTACTACTGGTGAGGTGACCAACACTTCAGGTACTGGATATACGGCTGGTGGTGTGACGGTGACAAATGGTACAAGTCCGATTGCTACCAACTCATCTTCTACGGCGGGCGTGGCTTATTGGACTCCTACTGCGAGCTTTCAGTGGACAGCTTTGACAGTAAACACCGCCTTTGATGCTGTTTTGCTTTATAACTCCAGTGCTTCAAACAAGGCAGTGAGCGTTCATACTTTTGGTTCACAGACCATCACGGCGGGTACGTTTACATTGACCATGCCTTCCAACTCGACATCTTCAGCATTACTACGTTTGTCAACAACATAATGTATGGCATTAACATGGGGCTATGGCACTTGGGGTAGTGGAGCTTGGGGCGGTACTCTACCGCTCACAGGAGACCCAGCCTCGGGTAATGTAGGAACAG